ATTAGTGGGTAAAACTGCTACCCAATTGCCATCTTCTTGCTCAGTAAAACGAATACTCATTTCTCTACCTTCATTAAGAGGTATAATTAACTTACGGTAGCCAGGTGTGAACACCTCAACTGATTCTGAACTCGAAGTACTACTGCCCATTTGCCTGCTCCTCTTTTAAAAACGGTCCGCTGTAAGGATACCGTTGTAGTGTAATCAACTTGGGACAAAAAACTGTTTCCCAAGCACGCCCTTGCTTAATACGATACCATCCTGCTGCATACCAACTCTTACTGCGATCTTCTTTTGTCCATAATGGTACCTGGTGCTTTACGTCGTATATAGCATTAAAAGGTTTGCTGCTTGTAGAATATCCGTGTACTTGATTGGTAACTGGTACTGCTTTTTTTCTAATTGACGGTTCAAAATCTACAGCAACTTCTTTCTTGATTGAGTTAAGTGTTTTAAAACTTTGTACCTGATTATTGATTTTAACTTCGAACCCTGCAGGTCCTGCTTCGATGTTCCCTACTTTGATATCACCGTCTTTCAAAATCCAAAACTGATTTGGGATTACTGGTTTAGCTATGATCATCTAACACTCCTTGATATGTTTGATTCAACCAACGGCTGTATTGCTCAGCAGATTCGCTGGCCTTAACTAGCTCGTATTTGCCGCAAAACTTCATAAATCTAATACCAACTTGTCCGATATCTTTGTGGGAAATTTGTGTGCAAATTGCCTCATCGACTGCTGATTTAATTTCAACAGGCTGTGCATTTAGATCAATTAGCAATCGGTTACGCTCGTAATCATCTAATACACGATGTTCTAAACCATTATGGTCAGTCCACCGTTGTAACATAATGTTATTCCATGCGTAGCCTTGCTTGGATCTGTCTGCAAATGCCTCTGTCAATCCCACCTTATTCTTTGTACCTTTAACACGCACGCCGGGATAAGCTGAAAATACATTGTCCGAGCTATCGCCCCGCATACACTTTTCAAACAATAGCCATTCGGGATCGGGGATAGTTTTTGGCTCTTTGGTTTTTTTGTCAATTACCTGTTTACCCTTGGCGTCGAATATTCCCTTGACAGTTAGCAATTCATCAGTGATACCGTTGTATTGATCAACATTGTCGGCTAGAAGTTGAACGAAGTCGGTATCGCTAGAAATAATTGTGTGGTGGTCTTGGGAATGAAGTCTAATCCAACGTGCAATAATATCGTCGGCTTCGGCGTTTTCGTGTCTGATAACGGAACAGTTAGTCTGTTCACGCAAGTATTTAGTCAAGTTATCAAACGTTTCCCAGAACAGTTTATCTTCATCTTGTTCTTTTTCTGTTTGTGCAGCACGAGCATCGCTGCGATTACGCTTGTAAGGAGCATAATGATCCTTACGCCAGCTACGCCCTTCTAAGGCAAATACAACATGATCTGCACCGAATCGCTGTGCTACTTTATTAACTGCTGCCAAGGTAATATGCAATGCATACCCTACTTTCTCCCACTCGTCGGTTGCTCTAAATGCAACGTGCCGAGCACGAAAAAACATGTTCGCTGTATCTATCAGTAAGTATTTCATTGTGGCCTAAATCAGTTTATTAGCAATAATGTATTGTAACATATAGTTGGCCCAGAAGCTATGAGCATCTTCGCCGAAATGCCAGGAATCTTTAGAAACCGTTTCAAAACCGTTGTTTCTTAGCCACCCGTGATAAGTTCCAGCAGCATCGTATGGTTTGATATAGCTGGTGCCCCAATCTTTTTGGGATTGCATACCTTGAAAACTATGGTTACCGTTAAAGAAGATATGTTTAACGCCCATCAAATTAAGAGACTGATGGAAATTCCAAATGTCCTCGTGGGCATTGACACAGACATTGTACCAGTTGATGCCGGCGATGTACTCTTTATACCGTTGTTGATGACTTTCAGGTACTATATCAATACCGCTGGCATTGACCTGAAAGTATTCACCGTCAATTAACCACTCTTGCCTTTCCCAGGTTGACCATTGAATGATAACCAAGCTATCGCGATATGCAGTTGGATGCTCTAGCAACCACTGCCGTGTGGTACGCATAATTCGAGCATTGCTGGCTGCAGATTCAGCACCGCAAGTTAAACTGGCTTTTAGTATATCTGCCAATTTGCGACCCCAGCTGACTCTAAGATTATCTGGATGAGGCAATCTTTTTAAATAATTGTATTGTGGATCATCTTCTGCAAATGCATAAGAAGTAGCTGCTTCTGCACCGGCAGTATGACTATCACCGTTTACATATAATATCACGATACTTCGGTCCTGCCGCCACCAATATCTCTGCTGCGTGTATATCGTTGCGGATTCATTGCCTGCTCTTGTTCCCATGTTTCCATAACAACATGACGACAAACATTCTGGAACCATTGGTCCACAATATCTGCATCTGTCTTGCCGACATACCCTGCACGGATTAAGTTAGCCAAGAACTTGTCATTCCAGTCCAACTCAAATGATCCAGAATGTATATTCTCCGGATCAATATCCATACCTAGCATAGCAATGTATGGTTCTCCACGTTCGGTAGCCAATTCTTTTTCTGACTTTGCTGGCTCTGCTTTCTTGGCACGTTCTTTCTTGAGCTGTTTAACAGCTTCGGCCGGAACCGGCGTTAGCGGTTCTGCTTTCTTAAACATATTTTTTAATTTGTCGAACATATTAATTTTCCTTTAACCGTCTTATCAGATACTCATTTTTAGTCAACCATATTGCAGGCGTATTAATAATATAAAGTGATCTACCACAGTAGCCCCACGTTAACCAAATTAATTCATTTGATACGTAGCATCTCTGAGGCCGCCAGGCAAACTGAAGTTTCCAAGGTCTAACCCATGCTTCGTCTCGAATATTCATAAGAGTATCCATGGGCATTAGGCCAGATTAGCAAATAAATGCATCTGCATATTCATACGTAATCCGTTTTCTACACAGTATTGCCCAACATACTCGTGATTCTTAGCAATAGCTTCCATATTCAATAACCCGGGTTCAAAGAAGTTTATTTTCTCGTCCACAGTACTACGCTCTTCCATAGTAATAGTACCTTTCTCTGCACGTAACAGTTTGATCCGTTGTGGGAAACTGTTGTAGACATTCATGGGGCTAACATAGATTTCTTTATCAGGATTACTGTCTTTCCACTGTAATGCCCAATCTGGGATACTGCTGTACGGGCTGTCGGGATCCGCACTCATGACAAACTTTAGACAGTCTGCACGATCTAAAATAGTTTTGCTGGGTGCGTAGTACTTGATGGCAACACCATTCTTCTCCACACACTTGGGACTACATACTAAGGTGACACCTTCGGGTACTACTGTATCAGGAATACCATTGCTTTCCACTTGTACTTCTCTGAACAGGGGCAATTGCCGGCGCATAAACTCGCTGATGTTTTCCTGGATCAGGGGTTCACCACCAGTCATAACCAACACAACACCAGGATACTTCTTATGTTCTGTTCCTAACCTTTCGTCAACGGCCGCCCATATCGGCGCTTGTCGACCTTTATCGGTCCAGAATGATCGAATAGTTGCATCCATTTTAGCTTCAATCTCATCGTAAGTCATCCAGTCACCGTCGTCAAAGAATGTATCACAAAAGCTACAATCCAGATTGCACTTGGCTAGCCGAATGAATAGGGCTGGCATACCTGCATATGGTCCCTCGCCCTGTAGGGTAAAGAACATACTTGTAACAAACAAGCTATCGGCGGGAGCATCTTTAAAATACTTCTTGCCTACGATTTCGTTGGTGCCAAACATCATTATCCTTATAGAATATTTCACTTACCCACTTTGCAGGGTAGTTCCAAAGATTTAGTGGAGGAAAACTATCATTCCACAATACATCTATTGTAGCAGATTTTTCTGCCTGAGTCAATTTTTCTTCCACCATTGTTCCCAATCTTGCTAAATAAATATATGAAAATTATTACTACAGAAATTATTAAATCTCGTCTAAGTACATTATACAATACAACTTATGATTTGTCATTAGTTAATTATACCGGAATGAACAACAAAATAACGTTAGTGTGTGTTAAACACGGACCCTGGTCCAGAATGGCTCAAAAAGAATTAATCGGTAAAGGTTGTCCAAAATGTAATATTGAAAATATAGGTAAGAACCGATTATACAATAAGTTAAAAACAACAGAAGAATTTCTCATTGAGGCAGTATGTGTGCATGGAGATATTTACAATTATTCATTAGTTGATTATAAAAATTCTGATACAAAAATACAAATTATTTGTCCTTCTCACGGAATATTTAGGCAATTACCGTGGGGTCATTTAAAATATGGATGTAGATCTTGTGGCGTACATAAAAGCAAAGTTGAAAAAAGATGGATATCTTCATTAAATAATTCTCGAATAATTCAACAATTTAAGATTGCAGAACTTGGATTTACTGTTGATGGTTATGATCCCTTAACAAAAACTGTATACGAATTTTACGGTGATTACTGGCACGGAAATCCTAAAAAATTTGATCCTAATAAAATTAATACAAGGACACCTAAACAAAAAACATTTGGGTTGCTGTACCAAGATACTCTTATTCGAGAAGAACAAATAAAAAATGCCGGATATAATCTTGTGTCAATTTGGGAAAGCGATTTTCGTTAACTACGCCACCAGCACTCCCATGGAAAAATTATCCAGCAATCCTCTTCGGCCTTGTTGATTTCTTCTGCAGAGTAGTTGATATCATGGAACTGGCTATCTTGGTTGTCTACCAACACAGCAAAACGAGTGCTGTTATTCCAAATAGAGTCCCACTTTTCCTCTTGTGGTAAACAGTTACCTTCCCAATCTCGCTTGATCCAGTTTAGTGTAGCACCTGAATCGTTTATATCGTCTACAATAAGAATACGTTTTGGATCAGCCAAATGCCCGTATGCATCTTCGGCCATCCATAAATTGCTTTCGCAGTCTTTTTCGTTGTCACGTAGGCTAACGTGCAAGGCATGCATAGGCACACCCAAGTATTGGCTAATCATGTTAGCAGGAACAAGTCCGCCTCTTGTTAGACCAACAATATAGTCGGGCCGCCAGTTGTCCCGTTGCATTTGTCTAAGGATTTCTAATACTTGACCTTCTATCTGCTCGGCTGTGTAGTATATTTTTTTCATGTTGTATTGATTAAATGTTTAAAGTGATCATACCAGAAATGCCAGTTGGGCGTCTAGCTACAAACCCATCCTGTGTAAAGCCAATCGTTTCGTAGCCGTGCTTCTTAAAAATAGCACCCAATGTATTGGCTACATCTACATACGTACCGCAGTTATCATTGTTGTGACATTCTACATACCAGCAATCAACTTTGTCTTTTACAGAACCAATGGTTTCATCAGTTAACGCAACAAACTCGCTGCCTTCAATGTCACATTTGATAAAGTCCACATGATCTAATTTTAAATCATCAAGCAAGGTAGCAATTGTACAACCTTTCACTGTGATTGTTTCTGTGTATTCTGAATCGCTGCGTGTGGCAATTGAATTCATAGTAGTATTATCACTACAGATAAAAAAGTCGATATCAGCATCCTGATTTGATAACGCAATGTTTAACGGAGTAATTTTAGGATAGCCGGCAGTTAGTCTCTTTAATTTACTAAAGTGGCTAGGGGTTGGCTCAACTGAATATACTACTTTGGCTTGATCCTGAAAGTACAAACTAAACAGTCCAATATTTGCACCAATGTCTAAAACCACTAGATTTTCTTTGCCAGAAAAGAGTTTATTGTAAAAATCTTCAATATGCAGTTGTTCTACAATTTCTTTGGTATGATTAGCTGTGTCAGCAAAGTGATCAATAATATCTTTGTCAGATGAATCAACTTCAATCACGTTGTTCTTGGCTGTGTTGATTGTGGTAAGAAGCATGTTATTTGTTCACCGATCGATTGTTTTCGTAAATTTGTAAGGGTACTTGGAAATTTTCTCGTATGTGGTCAACTTTCTGCCAAGCACCCCATAAGTTTACAATCCCTTGATAGTTTGGACGTAGCAAGGAGTCATCGGTCATAAATGCATCCTGTTGTACAAATCCATTTTTTTCTAAGAAGGAGATGATGGCCCATTCTTCGGTAATGTGTATTCCATGTCCTTTGGCGTTGTTAACTGGGTGTGCTGTAATAAAAAATCCGCCCATCTTTACCATCTTGATAGCATTACAAAATGCAGTATGGATATCCCAGATGTGTTCTAATGTGCCCACATTCATTACGCAATCAAATTGGCATTCAAGATCCGACTGGTCGGCTGTCAGATCTCTAGGATAATCGCCACCATCGGGATCTAATGTTTTATAAGAGTCCACTCCAAAAAATGCAGTTAGATCTCCCATGTCTGTTTCTTGGTTACCGATCATCAGCATATTGCCTTTGTAGTACGGGCGTAATCTGTCGTAAAACTGTCTATGTGCTTCGACTATCATTGTACTTTCCTTGTTATATTTAGATAGGCAGGTTCATCGCTGTACAGATATTCTGCCCATATCTGTCTTAATTCGTTATTGCTCTCTGGTTTGTAGATTTTAATATTAGTCAAGCTAGACAGTACCAGCTCGTCGTCGTGTGCCCAATGGCTCATACCATCATGGCTGTAATCATAGTCTCTGCCACTGCCGATTAACTTGACAGGTATACGTTCGTGATTGACATAATTGCGTAAAAACTCAAACGGACGATACAGTATAAAACTACTCATTGAATAGCATACAGGAATCTTCTTCTGTTCTGCCAGGCCAACCGCAGCACCAATCATCAATTGTTCAGCAGCACCTACATTGTAGAATCTATCCGGAAATGTATCACGTACTTGATCCAATAGACCGAACCCCAAGTCTGCTGTTAGTGTGAAGATGTCTTGATTGTTGTGCATTTCTGTCAGCAACAACTCCATGCAGGTTTTTCTCATAGTGTCTTGTAGTCCTCAGGCTTCATTACATAGTAGTGTGTCAACAGTCCTTCTGCAAATTCAAACTTATGTGGTTCTGAACGCCTGATGTTAATTGCGGGCAAGAACGCTGTTAATCTTGTTTCTAAATATTCTACATCAAGATAATCATATGCACTCATACCATTGATGTTGGCATATACTTTGAGGTTGTCAAGTTTGGCAGTATGGATAAAACGCAAGGCTTCCCAAATGCTACCTTCTGCTGCTTCGCCATCAGATATCATGCAGTACACATTCTTTGTACGATCTGCCAAGGCATGACCTACTGCAATAGGTAATCCAGATCCAAGACTTCCTGTTGAACAGTACAATTTGTTAGCCAAGTCCTTGCCAGGGTGAATACCGTGTTTATGTAAGAGCATAACAGGATCAATATCGTAGCGATCCTCTAGTTCGCAGTATAAAGCTAGCCCTGCATGACCGTTGCTGAGGATGAATACTTCGTCCTCTTGTTTCTCTTCATATATCTCGTGAATGATTGGCCATGCACTTAGACAACTACTCAAATGACTGAGTTTTTGCTGATATGTGATATCAAAAATTCTACGTTCAATTGGATGCATATTTTTTTATAAAGTCCTTGATACCTTGTTCCAGTGTAAACAGCGGCTTGTAGTTGTATTGTAGCATAGAATAACCAGTATCGCAACACCAAACTTCGCTTTCGAACTTCTTATTCATCCGATTCTCGTAAGTAACTGGCGGATTGTCAACGCCTGTTATGTTGGTCCAAAGATCGAATATTTCCAAATTAGTTGATTGCACGCCGCTGCCGAAGTTTACTATCTCACCAGGCTCTGTTTTGGTGTTGACCAACATGTCTATACCACGTACAAAATCATCAATGTAGATAAAGTCATGTACTCCGCTGTACAGCATCATTGGTTCATTATTGTAAAACGCACGATACAGTCTGGGAAATAATCTGTGTGGTCTTTCATAATGTCCGTAAGCACTATACACCCTGGCTATAGAAACTGACAGGTCAAATTGTCTTGCGTAGCCTTGGCACAGTAACGTGGCCGCACCTTTGGTAGCTTGATAAACATCTACAGGATTGATTGGATCAGTTTCTCTAGTGGATCTGTGTACCGGTCCATATTCGGCACTGGAACCAATTTGTATTAGTTTAGTAGCAGGATTACGTTTAATCCATTCTAGTATGACTTCAACAAGATCAACATTGGTACGGTACATGGCACTGGCATTGTAAATCTCTCCGGCACAGTTTATGATAACATCAGGTTTGGCTACTTCGATTGCTGTGTATAGATCGCTGCCGCGAACATATTCAAAGATTTCGTTGTTGCCTTGATAAAAGTCTTTGAGACTATGACCTATAAATCCTGTGGTGCCTGTTATAAAAATCTTCATAGTTCAACTTGTTCAATACCGTTGGCTCTAATCAAAAATACATCGCCTGTAAAATTCTTATAGATTGTTTTTAGTTTATCCAGAATAACATTTTGATATGCCACAGCAGTAATTACTACAACATCGGCATGTCCTAATGCAACCGGATCTTCAATAAAGAATTCGCTAATTGGTGTATAGAATCCTTGTTTGTTTATATCACTATCAACTACACAGTCAACATTGGACACATCCATTGCTGTTAAAATTGACAAACCTTTGGCACCTGCTCCCCAGATAGCAGTAGTCTTACCTTCTTGTTTGTATTTGCAGAATAGATCTTCAATTTGATGTGTTAGATTGTTAATATTGTTGACAACCGCAGAGAAGTTTTCTTCCGTTCTGAGCTGTACAAATGCCACGTTGTACTCGTCTTCCATTGTGGCTCGTAGGTCAACGACGTCAAACCCATTGATCTCTAACGTAGTACGCAGAGTATCAAGTATAAAATAGTTTAAATGATCTGGGAAGAAGTCATAAAATCTACGATCATCAAGTGCTTTTTCTAATCGTGGGATTTCGATGATACCAACTGCACCAGGTTTAAGTTGGCGTTTGATTCCAGCTAGAAAATCAGTTATGTCGTGTACATGCTCTAATACTTGTCTACTAACAAAAGCATCATATGGACCTGTTGGTATAACCGTATCAGCCGACACATACCCACTATACACAGTGAATCCAGCAGCAGTTGATACTGCACGACTTTTATCGCTGGGTTCAATTCCTTCGACTGAAATATTGCGTTTTCGAAACGGATACATAAATGCACCATCACCACAACCCACGTCTAGAACATGTGCATTTTCTAAATGGAATGAAGTGACAAACTCATCAACTAGTCCATCGAGGTAATCCCTTAATTGTACACTAAAAGTAGTGGACATAAGGTAATCATCGTAATAGTTGTTGCTTAACTGTTGCGGGGCCTGAATTAAGCCACAACCGGTACATTGATATACTCGCATCTGTATTGGAGCAATCGATCCCAACTGATCTTTGGTCAATAATGCTTGTACATTTGGTGGTACACGATCCAGGCACATTACTTCTTTAGTTGATTTACCACAGGATCTACACAGCACAGTCGACTCCTACTTGTTGGGCTATATTCCGCATCACGTCCAGTCTATTATCTACTCCTCGGCTACTATGTAGATGCATAATATGTGCATCTGCCAAGTTACAGTTGTTCCATGCAGCAGCTTCTTCTGTTGTTGCTCCGACTGCTTGCCATGCCATTTTAGGATCCAATAAATCTTTAACTGGCAAGTCTTGGGACCACAGCATATGATTGTTAATATGTTGTCCGCATGCCCAATTAGATTCAGTATGTGTAAACCAATCAGACATGTGCTGTTCACCTATATCCCAAACCGCAGGATCCATTGTACTGGGGAAGTATCTAATATCGTCGTTGAAGTTATGTCCACTACCGTCATTGTATCTGGTAAAGTCCGGATGAAATTTTGGATCGCTGTAGTTGAACATACGCATTTCTCTATAACGATCAAATACTTCAGTGGGCTTGATAAACAATGTGTCGGATCCCATGCACAAAATATTGCAGGGTTCTCGGAACCACATTTCTTTTACTAGATACCATTGAGCAATTTGAAACATACGTGCATCTAAGCAGGGTGCAGAATGTAAAACTTCTTCCCATGTTCCTGCTAAAAACTTTTTTGCACTTGCCCTACTAATTTTATATAACTTAGAATATAATTCATAGTTTCTGTTTTTGTCTGGATTGTCAGGAAGGGCACCGTCGGGTCTTGGATACCATATTTTATTAACCGGACGTACAGATCCTACTAGGTAATTCTTTACCATATGAAATTTTCCTTGTACCATTCAACAACTTCTTCCAGTTCACGATCAAAATTACATGCGGGCTTCCAGCCTAATGCCTTTAACTTTGAATCATCAATACTGTATCTAACATCTTGACCTGCTCTGGCACCTTGTGTAATGTAGTTTTGCCAAGTTTGGGTAAAGTCTTCTTTGTATTTAGATCGAGAATTTTTATAATACAATGCTAGAATCTTTTGTACTACTTCTCTGTTGGCACATTCCGTATTGCCGCTGATGTTATATATTTCATTTTCAACTCCGGCATTGATAATTGTAATTACAGCTTCTGCTGTGTCCTTTGCAGCTAGCCAAGTACGAACAGGATTTCCTTGATCGTGTATATCAATCGGGCGACCCAGTGTCAGGTGTTTCACTGACTTGGGTATAAGTTTTTCAACATACTGACCTGTACCGTAATTGTTTGTAGGTCGAACTATAACATACGGCACTTTAAAAGTTCTAGCCCAGGCCAATACCAACATGTCAGCTGCTGCTTTGGTAGCTGAATATGGATTGCTGGGTTTTAGTAAATCAGTTTCGGTATGACTTCCAGATTCAATGTCGCCGTAGACTTCATCTGTACTAAAGTGCAAGAATATGGGTTTACGAAATCCAACCTTGCGTGTAATAAGTTTGAGTAAGTGATGCACTCCGTTAACGTTACTGCGTAGGAAACTATCGCTTTCTACAATGCTGTTGTCAACATGTGTTTCTGCTGCTAGATTAATTACATAGTCACAGTCGTACAATCTATCTAAGTCATTAATATCAGACTGTATAAACTTAAAGTTCTTATAGGTATTGAACTCTTCTAAAAAGACAGAGTTGCTGGCATAAGTCATACTGTCAACACCAATTACCCTCCACCCTTTTTCAAGGCAGCGTCTGGTTACATGGGCACCAATGAATCCCAGGCATCCGGTAATATATACAACTCGAACTTTATTTTCCATCAGTTGTTACCTGGCACTACAGAAGCTGTGAATTGTTTTAAATGCCCGTTAACATCGACGGCAATCATTTTTTCCCAAACATTGGCTTTGTGAGTGCAGACATTTTTCCAATGCTCCATTGGATAGCCTTTCTCTAAAAGATGTGCTGATATCTTATTTGCTTCTTCAAATCGAGCTTTGCGGTTATCAACATAATTAAAATCCCTAGGATCATCTGGATTTCCTTCGTATATAATTCTACTGGCAAAAGTAGCATCTTTATTATTGCCAGTTAGATCGTATCGATCGTGTTCAACTTCGACTGGTATTTGTTTGACAATATCCATCATCCAGGCAATTTGACTAAGCCACGCATCGTTAAGTTGATGTTGGCTTAGATGTCCGATTAGATTGTACCACTCCTTAGGCACAATTGGGAAGATACTATACGGGTGCTTATTATGTGTGTCGAACGCCTGCAAACAGAAAGTACCAGTATGGCTAGTAATTTCTTTATCCCAACCTTGTGTTTTCATAACAGCATCGTCGTTCCAAAACACAAACCAGTTGCCTGTGGCATATGACGCTAGTCGATTCACGTACTCGTGCAATCTAATGTAACCCAACGGCTGGAATGATAGACAGGTATACACTCCGCCTGACTCTTCAATCTTGGGTAATACATTTTCTTGAAACCATAAAAAACTTTCTTGGTCGTCTTTGTCGAAGCCAAACAGCCATTGTATGCCAGCGGGATTGTCTGCTAAGTTAATCAAACTAGATACGCTTTTATCAAGTTGTGTAGTTCTGCCTCTAGTGGGTAGTAGTATTGAAATAGTAGTATCGCTCATTATGCCAGCAAGTCCTCATTCCATTCTCTATGCCCTTCTCGGAACGCCATGTTGTTTTGTGTTTCACGTACTTCGATTCTGTAACACCAAAGTCTCGCTGCTTCTGCTGTTCCCCACATGTCGGGAATATAAACACCATTGACATACTTGTACAGCATGTCAGCTAGCCCTTCACACCCTAAACGCGGCAGAATAGTCAGCTTGGCCATGTTCTTTTCTTGCAATAGTTTAAATGTTGCTAGTTCTGGATCATCTTCTGCTACCAGCAATGTATGATCAAATTGATCTTCTAGTATACCTTTAAGTTCTTTGAGTCCACCGTAGTCAGCTGCCCAGTTACGTACATCCAACTCGTCTGTGCCAAAGTAAAACTTCATACTAAAGGCATAGCCATGTATTAGGTTACAATGACTATCTGCTCGCCATTGACGGTAAGCACATGGGAATGAATTGTGATATTCTTTTGTACTGGTATACTTGTATTGAACTGGTTGAAGTGCCATTATTGATCCTTATTCACAAATGCAGTTAGTTGACTTTCCATAAGCATACCAGATACTCGACGAACTTCTTTATCGGCGTCATCGACTAGCACCAAAGTAGGAACTCCGCGAATGCCGTATTTTACTGCAAGGTCTTGATGGTTATCGATGTTGATTTCTTCTACAGGATACGGAAGTTCGACATCTTCCATAACTCTAGACAACATCTTACATGGGCCACACCAGTCGGCGTAGAATTTAAGTAGTTTCATGCTAATTCTCCTATGATATAATATAGCATAGGCAGCAGAGTTTGTATACCGGGATGACGCCAAAAGACCGGTATTGGATAAGTTACTCGTAACTAAATCCAGTGGTATTATTTTTAATTCTCATTCGCAATGTTTCTCGAGATATATTTAATGCATTAGCTGCATCTTTTTGACATCCGAACTGC